TCAGCGTTTGCTCGGCCCACTTACGCTCTTCGATCACGTCATATGTGCGGTATGCGTTCATAGCTCGCTCCTGAAATTTGGTTGTGAAACGCCCGGCCCCGTAATGGCTGCCTGATAGCTCAGTTAAATGCGTGCGCAGATATGCGCGGTTAATGCGGCCCGGCTGGAACCAGGTTCGGCGCGATACTGCGTGAAGCGTATGGCCGGCGGATGTGGCGCAGATTGCCCTGCGGCTCATGCCAGTAGCTGCCGTCGCGATAGTCGAAGCTGACCAGCCAGGCGGCGCCGGTGCGGCGATTGCGCATCATCACGGCGCGTCCGTTGTTAGGAATTGAGTTAGCCATGAAATATCTCCCATAGAGACGCAACAAATTTGATTGCAGCAACCCATACCGGAATCATCAGCAGGACGACGATAACCAGTGAACGAATGCCTTGTTTGCTCATACTTCCTCCCGGACTTTCAACATTGCATCGGCCATTTGATATGCAGCTGTTGCGATTAGCTTCTGTTCATTTGGTTCTATTGATAACGGAATGGACTGCATTGCCTTTGCGGCGAAGTAATCGCGCAGTGTCATGCCTGGCTCGTTCTGCCAGTCACTGTTGTAACCAACGTTTCCTAACTCAGGGAAAGCGGGTCCGCCTGTATGTTTGCTCATTTTCCACCCCAGCATGCGAAGCTAAAAAAGAGGACAGCAACCAAAAACGGAACGACCTTTAACCAAAAATTACGCCATGCAGGCTTGTCTTCTTCGCGGATCATCTCTTCACCTTTGCCTTAAAGCCGGCCAGCTGAGCGTTGTTACCCATTACCGGCGCCAACGTTGTTGTTTGGATGGCTTAAATTTACAGATAAAACTGTATTTTCGTCAACAGACAAAACTGTATTTTTTGTCGTTGATTACATATCTAACTGTAATGAAAGGTGATTTATTTTGATGGGGCGAAAAAAAACCGGCATACGCCGGTTCTATTCTGAGAGGGGGAGGGGTTTAGCGCTTTCTTCGATAGATTCTGTGTTCAATCATCACGCCGATGATTGTTAGTGGTTGATGCTCGCTACTGATAATCGGGTAATCATCATTCAATGGCACAAGCTCGAAATGCTGGCAGCCCAGGTGATCCGTGTAAGTAGGCCGATATTTTTTAAAGGTCGCTTGAGCCCCACCGTTTTTGGCCACAACAAACTCTCCGGGGGTTGGCTCAACTTCGGGGTCTACAATGATCACATCTCCAGCCTTGAAGTCTGGCTCCATCGAATCGCCTTCGATGCGTAAAGCAAAAGTAAAATCAGAAACTTCGTTGTCTGTAAGGATGTACTCAAAACTCCCATCAAATGCCTCAATGGGATTTTTTTCTGCGAGAGCCCCTGCCTGGACATAGCTTATGAGAGGCACCTTCTTGCTGCTAACTTCAGCAATAGGCATAAAGGCTCCGCCATTCATTAGCCAGTCAGGATCGCACTTTAGCGCCTTAGCTATGCCAATAATGTTACGCGGTTTTCTGGTGTCTCCCTTTTCAATGCTCTGCCATGACTGCTGAGTTATTCCGGCATTCAACGCTGCCTCGGTCTGCGTTAGACCGAGCTCAATTCTCTTTTGCTTTACGCGATCTGCAAGGCTCATAAATCCCTCTCAATGTATGCCTTGATATTCACAGTTAAAACTGTAATTGACAAACAGAAATAACTGTCACAGAATACAGATAAAACTGTAGGAGGTAACATGGAAACCATTTCGCAACGCCTCAAAAAAAAGCGCGAAGAGATGAATCTGTCTCAGGCGCAATTAGCAAAAAAAGTTGGCATGAGACAGCAGTCTCTGCAGGCAATTGAGGCCGGGACAACCAAGCGCCCACGTTATTTGTTCGAACTGGCAACTGCGCTCCATTGCGACCCTAAGTGGCTGCTTTATGGCGAGATGCCATCTCAATCTCAATAAGTTGCCGATTTAATCGGCCTTTCAAACACCACCAGAGGAAGTATCACAGATGGAGAATGCAATAGCCCGAAAGTTAGAGCCGCCAATCCTCAACCCAATTGAGATTGAAGGCATTTTGTTAAACCGGCTTTTATCCATTGGCCAAAAGGTTTTTGCGGAAATGCGGGGAGTTAGCGAGTCGACAATCAGTCGCCGCAAGTCGGAGGGGTATTACGCCGAGATGGCGAAGGAAATATCAGCGTTGGGTCTACAGGTTGTTCCGCCAGAGGCGGTGGTAGTTTCCCGCCACTACCTGCAGTCAGTAGAGACGCTGGCAGATATTGGTTTACGTGCGGAGCGGTGCCGTCCTGGTCCGCTTGGGTGGGACTGATGAAGTGCCTAAAAGGCGAAAGCCGCTGTGCGCTAACACTAACGGCTTTCTACGCGAATTAACTGAACAAATTCACAGGAGTAATTATGCCTAAGAGCAACAGATTTTACCAGGCACAAACACACAAAAATGTTACCCGCGATCGCTTCATTCGCTCGGTTAACCCGGTGGTTGGCATGAAAATGCGCGCCATCCTGGAAGAGCTGAAACGGAAGGAGGAAGGCCGTGAGTAGCCTCGCAAAAGTAATACCTTTCAGACCGTCTGTAACGGTCGTGGAGCGTCAGGTGGCAGATATCGATGATGGGTATACCCGCATCGCTAACGAGCTGCTGGAAGCGGTTATGGCTGCTGATTTAACGGCTCGCCAGCTGAAGGTCGTTCTGGCGGTGATCCGCAAAACTTACGGGTTCGGGAAAAAGTTTGACCGCATTACCAATACCCAGATTGCAGAAATGACCGGCATTCACCATACGCATGTCTGCAAGGCCAAGAACGAGATGATTGCAATGAACATCATCGTTACCAATGGCCTGGCGATCGGGGTGAACAAGGTGATTTCTGACTGGAATTTCAGCATTAGCCAAAATGGCAAATCATTAGCCGAAACAGCTAATGAAACATTAGCCAAGTCAGCTAATACCCATAAGCCAACTCAGCTAAACACAAAAGAAACTATTCAAAAGAAAGAAAGAAAAGATCCCCCTAAATCCCCCAAGGGGGAAAACTCACTCGCTCAGGAAGTGATGGATTACTTCAACGAGCTAACGGGTAGTCGTTGTGCTGCGCTGGCGCCTTTTGAGAAAGCTCTCTCCACGGTGAAGAGCAAAGACCAGTGCTACACCGCTGAAGAGCTGAAGCTGGTTATCCGCTGGGCCCATGTGAACTGGGGTCACAGCTTCAAGCCAGAGAACCTGTGTCGTATGACCCGATTTGATGGATACCTGTCAGACGCCCTGATATGGGCAGATGGTCATGGAAGCAACCCGAAAGCCTGTCCGCACGAAGAGATCATCAAGCTCTGGAATGAAAAATTCCCTTCGAAGGCCGTTTCACTGCATGAGTGGAACCGCCGCCGTCCGGCCTATCGAGACCTGGAAGCTGTGTGGAACGGCAAAACCACCCAGGGCAACTGGCGAGAACTGAAGCACATGGGAATGGCCTTCGAGCTGATTAGCAAGTCTTCCCTGTTCGGCACCAGAGGCGATCAGCCATGGCTGACTCTCGACTGGATACTGAATCCGAAGAACTGGGGATCTGTCTACGAGCAGGCCATCAACGAGCACCGTGAGCGCAAGGGAGTCAAAGCATGAGCCGTTTTATTGATTTATACGTTGAGCAGGCCGTCATTGGCGGAATAATGCTTGCAGCAGGTCGCTCAGATGGCGCCGACATGGCTACCGATGCGATTGAGGGGCTGACTGAGGACCACTTCACAGCAACGCCCCATAAAGTGGCTCTGCGGTCATATAAGCGACTCAACGAATCCGGTTCGAAGATAGACCTGCTTACGCTGACCAGCGATCTTGAGCAGCTCGGAGTGCTTGAGAGCGCTGGTGGTTTCGCTTACCTGGCTGAATGCAGCAAAAACACTCCGTCTTTCGCAAACCTGGCGGCCTACTGCGAAAAGCTTCGTGAAATGTACCTTGGTCGCCGTATGACCCTGGCGTTACAGGTTGGGATCCAGAAGCTGTCCGAACCAACTACCGAGGGTATCGCAGACATCATCGGCAACATTCAGGCCGACATCTCTGGAATTGAGCACAGCGCTGACTACGGAACTGAACACATCACCACTGGCATCGACATGTCGCTGGAAACAATCCAGGCGATCATCAATGGCGACATCTGGAAATACAAAACAGAGCTGGGTATGTCGACCATCGATAGCGCTTTCGGAGGATTCAACAATACGGATTTTATCGTCGTTGGCGGACGTCCTGGCATGGGGAAAACCATGTTTAGCACCACAGTGACAGAAACCGTAGGCCTGAAAAACAAAAAGCCGGTGCTGTTCTTCAGTCTCGAGATGCCAGTGGAACAAATCTCTGAGCGAGTCGCTTTCCACCGGGCGCGGGTAAGCAAAGAAGATCTGCTGAGCAAGGTTAGCGGGAAAATGGACGAGGCATGGGGGAAGGTTAGTCACTGCATGAAGGAGTTCATCGACTCTCCGATCTACATCAATGACAAGCCATCCCTAAGCGTTCACCAGGTGCGTGCGGAAGCGCGGCGTATGAGTAAGAAGTTGGGCGGACTGGGCGTGGTAATCGTCGATTATCTCCAGAAGATGCGGATGTCAGACCCGGAGAACATGAACCGCAGCGTAGGGGAGATCGCCACCGGCCTGAAGAACCTGGCGAAAGAATTGCGTTGCCCGGTCATCGCTCTGGCCCAGCTGAACCGAAACCTTGAACAGCGCGCTAATAAGCGTCCCGTTGCGGCAGACCTGCGAGAGGCTGGCGTTATTGAGCAGGAGGCAGATGTGATCTTCATGGTGTATCGGGATGAGAAGTACAACGAAAACACCGAACTGAAAGGCATCACCGAA